TCCGTGAGGCCTTGAAGTCCGTCGGGCTCAAGTACATCAACGATCCGAACATGCGAGGCTATGTCTTTCTGAAAGCTCCAAGCACCCCGGGAGCCCGCGCAGCTTAGTCTGTCGCGGGAAGACTCGCGCTAGTCCGAGAATGTAGGCTAGTATTCTGGGGGGTTAGTGGTTTATCCGCTAATCCCCCATTTTTCATTATAGAATTGCTCGATAGTAGTATGGGAGTGTAGTTTTTTTACTTGCTTCTATACGCCTATACTTGCGCGCAGCGCCTAAAAGCCTAAAGCAAGGACTCGGATACCCCTCTAAAGAGCGGAGGGACGGACGCATGACAGCACTGCGGACGGTAAAACGTATCAAATGGTGGCGGCAGGGGGCTCAAAAAGAGATATCCCCTACTCATAGCGTAGAGTCCTAACGATATAGGATCACGATAAGAGTCTATCCGAGAGTATCTCACTGTATTCAACGACCTACCCGCGTTGCGGGCTATCGCTGGCTTTATCCTATAGCCACCGAAGCTCTAATGATGTTTTATGCTCGATTGTTATCCACTGTAAATAAATACAGTAATAAGCCCCGAATTCGTTGTTAAAAAGCATCAATATAAGTATGCGCCATGAGATTTTCGAGTTACTTGAAGCAATAAACCCTCGCTGGCAAGTATCATTTAATAGCTTGCGCGACGCAGCATTGTCCTATGACTTGATGCCGGAATATTACGATTACATGATGACAGATGCCGGTAAGCTCAGATCCTCTCAACTCGATTCAATACCGGACACGCTAGCACAGAATAAGGCAGAGCGCAAGATGCGAGAGAGAATGATGAATAGGCCGAGCCGAGCTAATCCTACAGTATCAGATGAATTGGATGCAGAAAATTATGACTAAGTATCAACCTCGATTTGAGTGTTGGTCTACTAGCGGATTAGAAACCCGCAGAACAGACAAAGATACGGCATTCGATGACGCTCGAATACTGCGCTGGCTTGGGAAGTCAGGAGTGCATGTGAGAGAGTTCCCGAATGGATAACGTGTTTAAACAAGGCCGCGCGCAATCCCCCCAAGCGCTCGCTGTGCATCAAGCTATTGTTGACCTAGCTAGCCGCATAGGAGTAGGGCAGCACGGCGCAGAGCTATGCCCGGAATGCGAGGGAGGGGTTAAACATGAACGGTCCCTAAGCGTTCTAGTTGAGGCAGGCGGTCAGATTAAGTACCACTGTCATCGGGCCGGTTGTGGGCTCTCAGGAACCGTTTACAGCAGACCTGACAAGATACCGGCAGTAGGGGAGCCGACGACCGCTAAAGCCGGTCCTAGACCGTTAACGGCTGATCTGCATATGTTGTCAGAGCGAGAGGTAGCATGGTTTAAAGATAGGTTTCACATATCTGACGAATCAATAACCTCGATTCGACGTACTGCCCATCGGTATGCCTTGCCGATATATGCGCCAGATACCTCGATTCGAGGCTGGATAACTCGCCGCCCCTGGGAGGGGTCACCAGCAGACACAGAAGAAGCTCGAAGGGATTCGTACTGGGATATAAAAGCACTGACCTACATGGAAAACCTCGATCCGGTTATGTCGTGGTATGGCATTGGTGAGATAGATAGTCCGACAGTCTTAGTCGAAGATCCGATTTCAGCTATGCGATTAGTAGGGTTTAAACCGGCTTATCGCGCCGTGGCGATTCTCGGAACAGGGATCAATGCCGGGAAGATTGCGGAGTTGCAACGCAACAATCATTCTATTGTAATAGCCCTCGATGCGGATGCTACAGGCCAAGCTTTTGCGATGGCAAGGAAGTGGGGTCAAGCGTTTGATTCGACTCGTGTAGTGGTGCTGTCGCGTGACATCAAAGATTGTTCCGATGATGAATTAGCTCGATTACCATTGTGAACATGTGCCCTGCCGCCTGAGGGGCTATTTACAGGCCGCGCTACGCTGATAGCGTTGAGAACTGCTCCGGGAAGCCTCGCTCGAAGGGGCGGAAGATTAAGAGTTTCTAGGACTCATCAGCACTAAATGGTAACGCCCCAGTCCGATGGATCAGTGGAGTCTGACAAATGAGCCTTGATGTATATTTGAAGCAAAAGGACGCAGTTGGCCGTACCGGCTCTGGGATCTTCGTTCGCGAGGATGGCAGCACGAAAGAGATCACCCGCGAAGAATGGGATGCGCGGAATCCAGGACGTGAACCGGTCATAGCCGAACAAGCCGAGGATAGCTACGAGGTCTATTCTGCAAACATCACGCACAACCTCGGCAAGATGGCCGGCGCTGCGGGCCTATACGACGCGCTATGGCGACCCGATGAGCATGGCATGGGCAAGGCTCGCCAGTTGGTTGAACCGTTGCGAGCCGGGCTAAAGAAGCTACGCGACGATCCAGACACTTTCCGCGCGCACAACCCTGCAAACGGTTGGGGAAACTATGAAGGGCTGGTGACGTTCACGGAGGGATTGCTGAACGCCTGCGAAGCCAATCCGAACGCCGAAGTCAGCGTGTGTCGATGACACATTTCAGCGGAGATTGTGATGCTAGTAGTTAGAGTCGAATTACATTCCGCGATTACAGGTGAAATATCTGAGATAGCCAGAATGATAATTGCGAATGATGGCACAGGCACAGGTGATAGTGGCAATTACTGGGCTCGCGCAGCTAAAGGCGAGACGGATAACCATATGATCTCTGCGGCGATTATGCATGAGAGTCGTAAACTCCGCCATGTTGAAATCAAGGATTATCCTCGAAAGACTAAGCATGTATGGAATCTAGTAGCTCGCGTCCTCGCAGCAATGAAATATAAGTAATGAATCGTAGAGGATTCCTACAACTATTAGGCGCTACTGCGGCAATGGCCGCAACTGGGCTAACCCTCGAAGAATTGTTAGCGCCTGAGCGAACAATATTCCTTCCGTCACCTCAGATAATCGTACCGGCTCAGGGGATTATTGGCCACTATGAAGGACTCCAATTCATACCGCAATTGTGGTTAGATGAAATGCTGCAAGCTTATAAGAATAACCTGATTTTAAGTAATGTGATTATGAGGAAATATAATCTTGGGACTCGACTCGCAAATACTGGCAGCTACAATATCTTCGAGGATCGCGTACGACTCTATACGCGAGCACTTTAATGCTAAGGAAGCATCCCCTTCTGTCGCCTTTTGGTATGAACTGGTACGTGACTACTATGAGCGCGACAAAACTGCGGCAGACATACGAGTTGACACTCTCAGAGAGTTGGGTGCTCGAAGGATCACCAATCCTAAGCATGCCGATGCCATACTCTCGACGCTCGATGATCTTAAGCCCGTATCTAGCCCGAATGTTGTTGAGCTTGTCCTTGATCTACGCCGGTCTAATCTCGCTCTTGAGTTTGCCTCCGCTACTTCTTCTAAGGATCATAACAAAGCTAGTGAACTTCTTACGCAGCTTAATGCCGTATGGGAACAAGTAGACTTAGATGCTAAATCGGATGTTGAATATGCTAAAGACTGGGATACTCTTGACAGCACCATCGGTGCTGCTAATCGGGTTAGTGTGGGACCCGCGTCCTTGGATTCTAGGATTGGTGGGGGGGCTCTACCTGGGCATCATATTCTCATATTTGGCCGTACGGAAATCGGAAAATCATGTCTGACAGTATCGACGACAGCGAATTTAATACGTTCTGGAAAGACCGTACTATATGTGGGGAACGAGGACTCAATAAATATATTGAAGAGCAGAGTGCGACTCTCGCTGCTCGGGCAACCACAGAGTTGGATAGATGCGCATCCGAACAAGGCGAAGCGCCTCCTCACAGAATTGTGCGGAGAACGTTTGACAATGGTCCATATTCACCCTGGTTCTATTTCGGAGGTCGAGGATCTGACGGCGAAACATTCTCCGAATATCATCATTTTGGATCAGATACGGAACTTGAGTGGAGCCGAGGACGGCATGACTCAGAAGATGGAACACAATGCTATACGTTTCAGGTCATTGTTAGGCCGTCAAAAGATCATCGGTATCAGCGTTACTCAGGCGGGTGATAGAAGTCAAGGACATAATTCAGATGGGCCTATATATCTTTCCGCTGGTGATGTTGATTCTAGCCGAGTTGGTTTACCTGGCACTGTTGATTTGCAAATTGGTATAGGCGCATCGACAGAAATGCGGGCGCGAGGTCTGCGAATGCTTAGCTTTGCTAAGAACAAGCTAGCCACAGGCGGAAAGTCACGAGAGCCGTTGCTCGTGCGATTCAATTTAGAACTGAACAGAGTGGAGGACACTACGTGAGCTTCAACCGTCTCTACAATATAGGTAATCCTTATCAAGGACCGGATAAGCGCGTGTTAGCGCTGTGTTCAGCAGGGTTACTTCGATCCCCTACAGTAGCGTGGGTACTCTCGAATGATCCGTGGAACTATAATACTCGCGCAGCAGGCGTCGTAGACGATTACGCGCTAATCGTAGTAGACGAGTTTCTACTTAAATGGGCAGACGAGATTGTATGTGTCGAGCCGGGGATTAAGACGTATCTCGATAATTTTATTAGCCGTAACCAAATAGACATCGGTAATACGCCGATAGTGACGCTGAGTGTCCCAGACATTTATCAACGACGCGCACCTAAGCTCGTAGAGATTATTAAACAGCAATATACGGAGTATCAGAATGGCACAGCCGACTTACACACTGGAACAGGCGCAGGTAATAGCGAAGCAACTGAAGAAGGGACTTGAAGTCGCAGGACCGCGTTACTTTTCTGCGCCATTTTCAGAAATTCAGCTAGTGCATGTTATTACGCTGCTGAGCGAAGCGTATGACGCGCTAGTAAAGACGGCAGCGGAGGAATTGGCCGTCGCTAATCGTCGATATGCAGCGGCTAATGCTCGCGCTACTAAGATTGAGAAGAATAGCTAAGTGTGGCGCAACTTCCTAATCATATTAGTGAACCTGATCCTGGGCGGTATCTTGGGTCTAATTACCTGGTACTTGATTTTGAAACGGAGGTAAATGATGGACGCTTCGGTTCAGCACTCGATTCTCGTAATCATTTGCAGCTTGCTTGCTGGCGGGCTTCTGGGGGGCCTATTCGTCATTATTGGGGTAGTGAGTTCGACCAAACACGTCTTGTTGAATCACTTCGGCTGGTAGACTTTGTTGTCGGGCACAACCTCAAATATGAATACGGCTGGCTTAAGCGCATCGGTGTCGATATCGGACAAATCCTCGGGTTCGATACGATGCTCGCCGAATACGTCCTACTCGGTAACCTTGTATCCGGAGATATCGAGTCCGGCGTCCGACCGACGAGTATTAGTCTCGATGCCTGTTGTGCGAGACGCGGATATCCTCGCAAAGATCCGATTGTTGATCTGTGGATGGGTAATGACGTTAAAGTTTCGCAGATGCCTAAGAAATGGGTCTTAGATAGATGTCGCCAAGATGTTAGAACTACCGAACAGTTATTTCTGGATCAGCGTAGACAGCTTTACGATAGCGGTCGGCTTGGCGTCTTGTATACGCGCTGTATTCTCACCCCTCTTCTGGCGGGCATAGAAAAGGAAGGATGCCATCTTGACAAGACTCGCGTTGAAGAAGTCTATACAGAATACTCAGCTAAGTTTAGAGAGCTTACGGAAGGATTTAATAGACTTACTGGTGGAATTAACTGGCGAAGCTCCAAGCAGGTCGCTGCGTATGTCTATGACGTACTCCGCTTTCAAGAACTTAGAGATCGCTCAGGAGAACCTAAGAGAACTCCAAGCGGAGGCAGACAAACAAGTGCTAAAGCGCTTGAAAAACTTAAGGCAACGACCAAAGAGCAAACTGAGTTTCTAGCATTAAAGAAGCAGTTATCTAAAATAGGTTCTGCCATATCCAAGAACCTCGATTACTTTAAGGAAATATGTGAGCAACATAGCGGGACATTCCACGCCGAGTTTAACCAATCAATTACGGCAACGCATCGGCTTAGTTCAACTGGCATTGCGATCCAAACCACAGCCAAAGGAAGTAAATCCTGCCAACTCACGAATATACCGAGAGATTTTAAACGTCTATTCGCTGCTCGAAGAGATGGCTGGCTTATTGGAGAAGCAGATGGAGCACAACTCGAATTCCGCGTCGCCGCCTTCCTTGGAAACGATCGCCAAGCAAGGGCTGACATTGCAGACCCAGAATTCGACGCCCATTGCGTAACAGCGGCGGCAATGTATGAGGAACCGTACACTAAACTACGAGAGGCGTATCTGGCAGGAGACAAAGTGGCGTCTGCTAGACGACAATCTGCTAAGCCTGAGACGTTTAAACCGCTGTATGGAGGCTCAAAGGGAACTCCTGCGCAGGAACGCTGGTACGAAGCGTTTAAACGACGGTACCCTGATTTAGCGAAAGTCCAGGAGAATTGGGTCTATGAAGTCCTTGAACGCAAGTATCTCACAACCCCCTGGGGAATGCGGTATTACTGGCCTAATATCCGGATGTCCTCAACAGGTTACGTTAATAACGGTTCTGCAATATACAATTACCCGATTCAGGCGCTGGCTACAGCGGAAATCATCCCAATTGCTATTACCTACTTTTGGCATATGGTCCGCGCAGAAGGTCTAGATGGCGTCATCATACCAATCAACACAGTACATGATTCCCTGGTATGCGAGATTCATCCGGATCATGCGGACGATTTTCGCAGAATCGCTACTGAGGCTTTTGGCCCATGTGTTCTGCGGTATCTTATCAGTGTTTACGGGCTTGATTTTGACGTACCTCTGGGTACGGGCATTAAGATCGGGGAACACTGGAGTGAAGGAATTGAAGAACGTTACGAATGTATTAACGGACAAATAGAGAGGAGAAAGTAAATGTCTGATTTTAAAGGTTTCGTCGCAAAGATTGCAGTTAAGACAGGTAAGGGTAAACGCCCCCCATACAAGCCGTATACGCTGTATTCGCTTAAGTTAGCTGATGAAAACGGCGTGGAACTTGAGCAGTGGTTCGGCGCTGGTTTTGATAAACCCGACGTAAAGGAAGGCGACTACGTCGCACTAATGGCTGAACAGAATGACGCGGGGTATTGGGATGTCAAAGGGATTAAGCCTCTCAAGAACGCACCTGCTAAGATTAGCGCGAGCACAGCAGGCCAGTCTACTGGCGGATCAGCTATTAGCACGCAAGCGTCCATTCACTACCAAAGCTCACGAAATGCAGCTATTGACGTCATTAAGCTCCTGGTGGAGACAAAATCTCTACCTGTCAGCGGCGCTCAAACTAAAGCGGGCGAAGCGAAGCGATATGAAGAGATCATGGCGCTCATTGACAAACTCACTGTTCGCTTCTACGTGGACACGGAAACGCAGCGTATCCTAGAATCCGTCACTGATGAAGGTGCCGCCGATGAAGAAGAAATCATTGTCCCCGGTGAAAATGATGCCGACGAAAAAGACGAGTAAAAAGCGCGTAAGCGCAGTGTCATCAAGACTACCGTGGCGCGGAGTGGAAATATCTGGCCTGGAGACGCAGACGGCGGACTATTATCTAGCGATAGAGAAAGCTACGCCGTCTACCGGGCAGGATATGTACATCCTAGTGAATCGCAAGACGCGAGTCATTGAGATGCGCGGCTATGCCCTCTGGTTGATGGTATGCGCTATGCAGACGCAGCAGCAAGCTCTCGGTAAGACGCGGACAGGGGAGATTAATGGCTTCTCTTCTCCGCCTACGCCGGATACTCGTGCGGCTGTTGTAACGCCTCCTCCGGTGACTTAATATGAAGTTCAACTGCGGACCGTCAAAGGAAGAAGCCTGGCGCATATATCTGGATTACGTACATGAATGGCATGATTATTTTACCTGGTGGCCTACGCGGATGACAGATACGCAGGAATGCCGTTGGCTGGAGACAGTTAAGCGCCGCCAACAAGAAGGTTGTATTTGGAGATGGGAGTATAAGGCTTGCACTTAATCATAGACGCTGACCCTCTCGTCTATAGCTGCGGCTTCTCCGCAGAGACTACAGCTTATCATCTCGTCACGGAGGACCAGGAGACAGGTGAGATTACGGAAGCGTATTTTGCTCCGTACGACGGCACTACAGCCGGTAAGCGAATGCAAAAGTATCTGCAAGACAATCCGCAACTTGAAGTCATCGAGAAAGAGCGGCGAGTGATCCCGGATACTGAGGAGAACGCAATTGCAGCAGTTAGAACTAAACTTTTCTCAATCGAAAAAGAAATCCGAGAGCACTACGGAATAGAAGAGTTCAGTCGAATTACCACCATCCTCAGTGGACCTGGAAATTTTAGAGAGGCAATTGCGACCAGGTTTCCATATAAGGGAAATCGAGATCCTCTACACAAGCCCTACTGGTACCAAAGAATTAGGGATTACATTACTGGCTCATGGGGCGGGATTGTCGTATACGGACGTGAAGCAGATGACGAATGTAGCATTCTCGCGCATAAATGCCTGGTTGACGGAGAAGACTACATAATTGCGACGATTGATAAAGATTTAGATCAGATACCCGGCGAACATTTCAATTATCTTAAGAGAGTTTTTTATGCCACAACCGACACAGAATCTGAGCAATTCTTCTGGGAACAGTGCCTTTCAGGAGACGCAACAGATGGTATACCGGGATGCTGGAAGCTGGGGGCGGCGCGAGCTAAACAACTGGTACGGCGGATCTATTCGGACTTACGATGTGACGGTCGAGCCTCGGCGTCCAGTAGGACAATAGAACATTCAACAGTTCGAACAAATACAAGAACTAAGCATGTCCTCAATTCAGAGATATCTGTATATGATATCAGACGAGAACCTAGAGACTCCGCCATCTGGCGAACGATTGTCGCTGCTTACGAGGCGAGCACGACTAGAGCCGGTTGTCCGTATGCACGTAGTGACGCCGAAGCCATTGCCTTAGAGACAGCACGCCTAGTTTTCTTACAGCATTATGAAGGGCAACTCTGGAATCCTCCGGGGACGCCGCACGGATGGTTACCTGGATATGAACCGGAGAAAGACGATGAATGATGATGAAACCTTCAATGAGATTATTTCAGATTACACTTTCCCTCCAGTTACACTAGACATAGCCGACTGGCCGACTGAGGACTTAGTAACACTCAGTCTCAAGATTGATGCGGAGTTACAGAAGAGGGCAGACGAACTTGATCCGCCGCTGGAGAACGAAACTCTCCCCTGGGAGGAATAGATGCCGTATATTGAACCGGAAAAGCGCCGCGAAATATTAGAGGGAAGGGCTCCTGATACTGCGGGGGAACTAAATTACTCGCTTACTGTCGAAATACTTGACTATGCAAAGGCGCATAATAACTATCAAGGATTTAATGATATTATAGGTGCGCTAGAAGCCGCTAAAGCGGAATTCTATCGTAGATGGGTAGCCCCGTATGAAGATTATAAGATCGCCATAAATGGCGATGTCTATCCAACAGGAGGTTAAGTGGCTAAGTTATATATAGCGGGGCCGATGTCCAATATCCCGCAGTACAATATTCCAGCATTTACGGAAGCAGCGGCGACGCTTCGCGCACAAGGTATGAATATTATAAGTCCAGCAGAAGAAGATAGTGATACTATCAAGAAGGAAGCACTCGCCAGTAAAGACGGAAAGATGGTCAACGGCAAGATCGGTGGAGAGACTTGGGCAGATATATTAGCCCGCGATGTAAAGATTGTCGCTGATCTTGTAGACGGGGTTGCGTTGTTGCCTAACTGGCAGAGGTCACGCGGAGCTAAGCTTGAAGTCATTGTAGCCCTACTCACAGGCAAGCCGATATATGAGTACCATACCGGAGCAGGTATCACAGAACTGAGCCGAGAATGGGTAAAAGACGTGTTGTATGCCAATCTCTAGGCCGAAGAAGCGAGTTAAGCGCGCTACGGTGGAGGGCACAAGAGTAGGTATTAAGCGCTCTGACCGACGATGGTTATCGCCAGATGGAGAAGAGTTCGACTCTAAATTCGAGTATGAGGTCTATGCAACCTTCAAGAAAACTCCCGCCGAAGTCTATCGTACAACGAAAAGTAATACGCTGGCCTACACTAGTCCCATACGGAACGGTTCCTGCACAAGTTGCGGAGGAACTGACGTTGGTCAACAAAGGCATTATACTCCGGACTTATTTGTTATTCCCAGTGATAGTAAACATAAAGCCGTCGGATATTACGTCGAAGTTAAGGGCTACCTTAGACCTCGTGAACGTTCGCTTTTCCGTAGTATCTATAAAACGCACGCGAATGTTGATCTCCGTTTCCTATTCGCCACAGACTTCAGAGCCTCCGGTACCAAAGGCAGCATAACTGTGTGGTTCAAGAAGTTCTGTCCTAATTGGAAGTTAGCTATCTGGCACCATGAAGTGCCGAAGGAATGGAAATGATACAACGTATACGTGTGTGGCTCCTAGAGCGGCGGCTAAATAAGCCGCGATATAGTACGCGGCAATATGAGAACATGCGGCAGCGGGATCAAGATCTACTAATGTCGGAAACACGCCAGCAATTTGCTGCTATGCGGATGCAATTGGTGGAAAAGGAAAGTGTAATCAATGAACTCAAAACTAAGCAAAGCCTTACGCAAAAGCCTAAGAGAGTTGTCAGGCGTAAACCATCCAGAAAGGGTCGTAGAGTATGAAGTTTCTTCTGCAATCGGGGGAACTCGGATCTGCAAACAAACAACTCCTAGAGGGCTCTATAGTCGTACAAAGTCCAAGCTCGCAGCCGCTAGAGAAAGATCCAGGGGGTCTACAGTCCTTCGCACCAGGAGCAAAGCTAGACGCCGGGAAAGTGGACGTCCTGCGTGGGGCCATTCAGTACTTCCCAAGAGCGTTGAAGGCAATAGCACGAGTATCGGAATTGGGAGCGAGAAAGTACTCATGGAAGGGGTGGGAATCGGTGCCCAACGGAAGGCAGCGCTACGGCGCTGCATTGACAAGACACTTGCTGGTTGAGGATGATTTTGAAACTGATAATGGACCAGGAGGACTCGGAGAGGAAGTCCTTCATGCGGCGCAAGTAGCTTGGAATAGTTGCGCTCGCTTAGAATTGATTCTCCGAGAACTTGAGGAACGCAATGCAAACACAAAAACATAAGTCGTCGCTACGACCTAAAATCCTATTCTTAGACATTGAGACTACTCCGCTAGAAGGCTATTCCTGGGGAATCTGGGAACAGAATATAGGGCTTAATCAGATCATCAAAGAATGGTCCGTGCTATCCTACGCAGGTAAGTTTCTCGGCGAGAGCCGTATTTACTACGCAGATACTAGAGAACGCCAAGATATTCGCGACGACACTAGTTTGCTTTATGGTCTATATGAACTACTGGATGAAGCTGATATTGTAGTAGCACAGAACGGCAAACAGTTCGACATCAAGAAGATTAACGCACGAATGATAATGAAAGGGATAAAGCCTTATTCCCCTGTGCGCGTGGTGGATACTAAGATCGTGGCTAAGAAGGTCGCAGCATTCACTTCTAATAAGCTGGAATGGTTAGCAGCCTATCTGACGGATTCACCTAAGAGTGACCATAAGGAGTTCCCCGGCTTTGAAATGTGGCGGGAGTGTCTTAAACGCAATCCCGCAGCTTTCCGCGCTATGAAACGGTATAACATACAGGATATTATCTCTCTTGAAAAAGTATATAAACGCCTTCTACCTTGGATTGTGGGTCATCCGAACTTGGGAACATATTCTGAGGAATCTTGCTGCACCAACTGCGGCTCAAAGAACATACAACATAGGGGTTTCACTGTCCTACAGCAGGGGAAGTATCAGCGGTACCATTGTCAGGATTGTGGAAAGTGGTCACGTGGTAAAATCCTTCTCATTCCGCTTATAAAACGACGAGCAATGCTTACGGGGTAATCTATGGCAGGAAAGATGGCACAGGGTACTATGTTAGCCGGTACCAATAAAGAAGATCTAGCAGCCTTCGTGAATATGGGGGATACATCCGTACCAGGTATTGAACCGTCAGACCTTAATGACGGTGATATTCTGGCGAGAACGCGAGAGAATGTCAATCCTAATGGACAGTTCCAGTTCATCTACATTCCGGAGGATGGTACAGAGAACATCGTCTCTGATTGGATATCTCAGGAACATAAGAAGAAAGTAACCCTATCCTGGGTAGAGGGAGTCAAGGCAGCGATCATTGGGCGCGCTACTCAGGGATTGCGGGACGCAAATGAAAAAGCCGCTGAGGAGCGGCTTAAGAGGATACAACAGGAGCAGATGGAAGATGTCGTGGAAGTGGACGTTGTTCGAGAAATTAGCCCTTCAGCTACCTCTAAGTCCCGACGAGCAGAAGCAGTGGGAAGACCAACTGAAAGAGCTAAATCAGTATCTAGAGACCCGACAGAATATGTTAAAGATCAACTAGGATACGCTAAACAGCGGCTAGAAGCCGCCGAGGAATTACTACGTGAATATACGAAAGAAGTCTTTTTGGCGAAAAAAGATTTTGCGAAGTGGCAATCATTGGCTGTGGCTCTCGGGGGGATTACTGAGCCTGAGTCTAGCAGCGAACGTGTATCAGTGGCGAGTGTATCACCAATTGTTCTCAATAGCCGTTAGTATGTATGAGTTCATTCAGTCTTTACCTCCTATTCCGCCGTTGACACACAAGTAAATAAAAGGGGCTCAAAAGAGCCCCTGATTTTTATTATTATGGATACTTGTTATTATGAAAATTGAACTGATAACATGGGAAGACGCTGGCGGAGAACAGGATGGCGGCTGGCAAGATCCTGATGATGTGGACACCCAGAACTCCGTTATTCAGAGTGTTGGGTGGGTCATCAAAGAGACAGAAAAGAATGTTACACTAGCAATGGATCTATCCGATGATGGGCAAACGCATACGAGGGCGCGCATACCAAAAGGGATGATTGTAAGTCGTGAGGAGCTATTTAGTGGCAGCGCCGTTAAGCTCACAGCATGCGTTCCAGGCGACTCTAAATGATCCCTTTCCACAATATAACTCCCGTCCTCGGCTATCTTTTGCGTACGCCTTAGATGCGAACGGACAACGATGACAGCCGAAGCCCTCTCCATTTTTGGCTACGCCATATACAGCGACAGTCTCCGGTTTCTGTGGGTTCTTTAGTTCAGGATCGCCAGCACAGAGATTTTCCCAGTATCCGCATGAGCCTGCCTTTCTATCAATCTCTATAGCTTCTAGTGGTTTGTCATCCTCACAGACGAATAGACAATATTCCCCATCAGCTTTATTACATTCACCACACTTATAATTCCCTTTCGGATCGAAGGTTCGTGTGTTTCCAGTAGTCTCGTCAGCGTACTTGTAGCCTTCAGCGAAGGCCATTCTACGGTGAGCTTCCTCAAATTCATATTCAGGCCCGGTAGTCGTCGGCTGTATGAATAGACCATCTTTGCCGCGTTTAAGGACGACTACTTTACGGACTGGAACATTACCGGCAGCCGCAGCTATATTGGACTGAACTTTAGATAAGTCGATCATACGGATTATTTAGTGCGCGCAATACGCGGGCTGCTTCGTTTACACAGGTACCACAACCTGTGCCAATACCGAGCTTTTGAATAAGATCATGTAGAGTATTAACGCCGTCTGATACGGCAATAGCAATCTGTCTAGTGGAGATATTCTTGCAAACACAAATTGTCATTTCGTCAGAGCCCGCACTAACGGGACAGCCACCTTCTCTACTGAGCGACCTACAGTATATCCACCGAGCCCTATCTGAAGCAGAGTCCAGGCTTGGGGGGCTAGAGGAGAATGCAACCAACCAAACGAATCGCACACTACTAGTCCAAGAAACGTTAACATTGTTATCGGTCGCCAAGATGAAGTTAGCCAACTTCCAGACGACGCTTCGGCTGTTATCACTTTCAACTGACCATCCAGGAGTGTCTGTTCATAATTCTGAACAGCCGTCGCTGCCTGAAGCGACGCGGACAGTTGCGCTAACTGCAACTTGGCTTTGTCCTCACCCGATACTGTGACGTGATCTATAACATCAGATATCGGCTTTAGAATCCCCGCTACTACATCCGCTATAACCATACCCCCTCCTATACAAGACTATCAAGAGCAAACGATGCAACATCCACGAGACGAGACGACCAGCCAGCGCCAAACCGATCCCAATGAGGAGACCGGCGGTATCGATCAAGTCGCAGCCGCAATAGCGCCCCGACACTACTGGCGGCTCGCATTAGGATTGCCGCCTCTCCAGGACCTTGATTCACAGCGCAATCAAACGCAACATAGTTCAGAGGGCTAGGCAGATTATCGGCATCTAGCCGATCCCAGTAGTCTCGTTTGTATATCGGCGCAACAGTTTCCGGAGTGAGCGATTTAATATCCAAATCCGGATACGCACGTTTAGATATGCCAAGATTCGTCTCGCCGCCCGGATCTTGCGCGTCATTGACATAACCTTTCTCTTCTTTAAGGATTTTGTCCAGGGCTATTTGAAACGTTATTGGCGTCGGCATCTGGGTTACCTCCTAAACTCTGTAAAAACCCCGGATGATTAGCTATTTGTCGCATCGTTTCCGGAATACCTCGTTGAACAATAGATTGAGCAACTCCCGGAATAGACTTAGCAGCGGTTCTAAGGGCATAACCTATTTTACCTGTGACGCTATCTAACATCTGATCTACGACCTTTTGCCCGGCCTCCACATGGCGCATTACTTGATATAGCGGACTCTGATTAGAGCCGTTTATCCAGTCTGCGTCATTTTTTATGGAGTTAAGAAATTTAACTGGATTGAACTCTCCAGTAGTCGTGTTCAGTGCGCCGGAGTTCGAAATTTGCTGATATGCCTTGAACTTTTGCAGGCCTTGTTCATAGAGCGCACCTGCTTGCGGCGAAAGTGAGCTTTTGATAGCATCCTCAGCGAAATCCCTAAATTTAAATAGGGTATTTCGTAGAATACTATCAGAAACTGACGCGGCTGCGGAGCCGAGCGCGGAAGAGGCATTACCTAATTGTTCTGTGGTAGCGCGGCCATCCTGAAAGATACGGAATAGTTTGGTTACTTCAGGACGCTTCAATAGTTCAACTAGTGTATCTTTTTCATATCCGGCATCCTGCGCTATAGATGCGAGAGAAGTAGCAATAGTACGTGGATTATCTTGGAAGATTGTGGCGGCATTACGACCAATATCCAGCGCGCCCTTATAAGCCTTTTGCGCTGCTGCCATAACTTCTGCGGTTACTCCGTATTCCCCCGGTTTTGATGGCACACCTAAAGTCTGGCGTACAGCATCTCCGAGTACGGAATTATTCACTGGAGAAGTAGGATTAGCCCAGGACCACCACTTCCCAGGATTGATGTCCGCAGCAAATTTAGGGTTAAGTCCTCCACCAATCAATCCACCTGCTAGTTCTGAGGCGGTTCCACCGGGGCCTTCGGGCTTCTTAAGTCCCATTTTGTCCATCACAGTGCCGAGTACGTCGCTCGCATCCGTATCTAATGTAGAGGCTTCCGGATCTAGCACTTTCCGTACTTTATTAGTTACCCAGATAGCTACGTCTGCTGGAATAGTCGCGGGGGCTGTCGCACCACGGATGGCCCCACGAGCATAACCGCGAGGGTCGAGATCTCCCATAAGACGCTGTTGGGCACCTTCCGGATCATTAGTAAAGTCGTATTTATCAGCGTCTGGTTGGGAAACTGCTTCCGGCTGTTTGGGAGGCGTAGCAGCGTACTTAGACCAGTCCACAGGTCCGGGACCGCCGCGAGGAGGCGGCGTGTTCATGTCCACAACCATAGCGGACGGAGCAGGCTTGCCATTCGCCAGATAACCTGTCTGTCGTAGTTTAGCCTCTCCCTGCGAGACTACATCGACATTTTCCGGAGGTCCGCCAGCGGCGTACTGTGACCAATCAATTTCCGCCATTAGGGAGTGGCCGTAGTTACTGATTTAGCATTCGGATGATCCGCACGGAATTGCGCCGCCATTCCAGAAGGTATATGATAAATATTACCGGAGCCGTCGTCCATAGAAATCTTACCATCAGGCGACATACCGTCGCCGCCGCCGGGAGCTTTAGTTTCCGCGCCGAGTCCGCGCTGCGCCGCGTATTGAGTGAAAGTTAATTTATGGTCTTTATCTTGCGCGGCGAGGAATGCTGTAACATCATGTACACTATATGGTACGGACTTACGCATTGAATCGAGACTTTCTTGTACGACACTCTTTAGTTCAGGCGGAATAGATGGATCAGCCATATAAAGCTTCGTACCATCCTCAAAGATACGTCTAACATCTGCGAGTTTAGTAAGCACAGTCATGGCTTGATCGCCCGGACGAATCTTCAACGTCTCTGCAATGCTTTTAGACATTTGTTGAGCGCCCTGTAATCCGCCCTGTGCTTCTACAGTAGCAATATTACGCTCTAATTGAGAAGCAATCGCAGAATAACGTTGATTATCCAAGTCCGTTATTTTATTACGTAGCGAATCGAATGATGACTTGAATACACTCTCGCCAGGGGCAGCACCCATACCGAAGTAATTACCTGCGGACGAGCCGAAAGGTAACGCCGCTATATTAGTAAGCGCTCCTGCTCCTAGATCCACGGCTGTCATAACGCGCTTAGTCATCATAGCCTGATTGCCGGTCATCATATGACCGCTCTGTGCCGCACGTATCATAGCTGCTTGTAAGGCTTGATCTGATGCGTATTGACGAGCTTGTGCAGCTTGATCGGCAGCGTATTGCCGTGCCTGCGCTTGTGTTTGCGCTACTGCTTGTCTACCATTAACAAAACTATCAGAGGTCATTGGTATGACTTGGACACCATCCTTAGCTGCATTCGCTTGAATCTGTGCTATTTTATTCTGATAGTCAGGATCTGAAGGATTTACAGTAGCGTACGCTTCCATTCCGCCGTCATCGCTCTTCTTAGCGAATACAATCTGTCCAGTAATTTGTTGAACTTTATCTTTAAACTGTGTCTGGTCTAAATTAGCTTGTGCGGCTTGCTGTTGTGTAGAAAGCAGCTTCTGTTGCTGTTGTGCTTGCGCTATCCTCTGCGCCTGTTGATTGGCTTGTAGCGCTATCTGCGGCGCTACATCAATCATACCGACAGAAAGCGCCTTAGCAATGCGCATCTGCTTAGTAAGCGGATCTTCGTCAGGATCTGCTCCTTGATTAACATCCGAGAGGATCGCCTGTAGACGGGATTGCACGTTCTGCGCTCTCGCCATCTGCGGTCCGCCGCCTTGAGCAAGTTGCATACCGCGAGAGATGTTAGCCATGTTCCGTTGCACGGAACCGCCTTTCATCTGCTGTTCATATTGATTCTGCTCGGAAGAAGCTACATCCTCCGGAGTCGGTCCGAGATCAACCCCATCATCAGTTAAATTCTGCTGCGCCATATTTAGTATCCGGTAGTCGTGCCATCCCAACTATAGCCGTATTGATTATCATTGTTACCAATATTGCTAAAATCGAAAGTTGGTGCTGTAGCATCTAGCGCACCTGTTTGTAATTGTCCCCCATTGCCGCTTAAGTTACTCGGATTGAAATTATTATTCCCGCCCATGCCGCTGAACAGAGAACTTAAGGATGATCCTAAATTGCCAAGTATTCCGCCTCCCGGGCCTCCGCTATTCCCGAATAGCGAATTAACTCCTGTAGCGTAGCCAGCAAATGGATTAGTATAATTATTGTTCTGCGCTATCCCACCTTGCGTTCGTGCGGCGTTGTTCATGTTATTGCCACCGATCTGCATTCCCTGCAAGCCTAGCTGCGCAAGTTGCGTATCCATCCCTTGGACGCCGCCTAGGCCAGAAACGCCTGTGTTAGCCAAATTAGCGTACAAAGACGATAATTGTGGTGAATAGCTCCCGAGGCCCATCTGCGTGTTTAAACCTTGTCCGGCGAATCCAGCACCTTGCGTGTTGAAATTACTGAACTGATTAAGCCCGGAGTTCATCAGATTAGAGCCGTAGCCGAGGGCTATGCCTTGCGCCGAGTTAGCCTGTGATACGGCATTCTGCTGTGCTTGCAATTCTGCCTGACCCATACCCGTGGCGAATGCCTGCGTCTGCAGTCCGCCGCCACTAGTGCCTGACATGCCCGTTTCAAATTGCTGATTGCGCAGCGCGTTATATTGCTGTTGCAGAGGTTGTTGTAAGGCTTGCTGCGCTGCACTAAGGGAATTATTATAAGCGGAATTATAAGAGCCATTCGCTCCGCCAACTAGATTAGCCCCCTGGTTGAACATTCCGAGTCCGCCAGCAGCACCCATTCCGGCATTACCTTGGGCTCCGCCCAAAGCAGACATGAAGTTCCCCCCCGCTTGAGATACCCCCTGCGGTAAGCCGCCTCCTGCGAATTGTCCGGCAGATCCGAGAGCAGTATTCGTTAAACCTTGGAAACCAGCCGGATTAAAACCGCCAGCAGAGAGCGTTCCTGTGCCGTTTGAGAAGCTGGAACCCATCCCTCCGAGACCGTTGAAATTGAAGGGATTATAATTAGCTGCGCTACCCGCAGTAGTGTACGCATTTTGCTGTAAATTAGATTGTTGGTTATTGGATGCAATACCCATTCCAGCGCCGAATAACCCGCCGAATTGCGAACTGAGTCCGCTATAGGGATTTTGTGCAGCCCCTTGCCCTGGATTTATTGAACCGCCGCCCATCATACTATTCTGTCCTGCGGGTCCACCAGGACCCGGAGTTATCGCTCTATTTATTGCATTTGAGGCGAGTCCGCCCCCGAAACCTGCTAGGGCTCCAGTAAGGGCATTACCACCGAGTTGACTGTTAGCGCTAGAAAGACCTCCGGATACGCCGCCAGATATGGCTCCGGCCAGGGGATTACCTGTTATAGCCCCTCTAAGGGCTCCGCCAGCCGCTCCACTTACCATCCCTGCGCCAGTTTGACTTAGTCCGGCGCTTTGTAAGGCCGGATTAAGCCCTCCGGCCAAACCGCCTGTAACGCCCCCTACAAGGGCTCCTTTACCGATATTTTGTCCTGTGAATGCAGAACCCAGGGCACCACCTGCTGCCCCTGTAATAGCTCCTGTGGCGATTCCTCCGCCTGTCGTACCGAGAGTAGCTCCTAAACCGGGACCTATAAAAGAACCGAGTCCAGCAGTAGCTACACCGAGAGACATCCCTAATGCCGTTGTGGACGCCAGCTTATCCAGCCACGTATCCGGTGTAACCGTATTCGTATAATTCTGATTCGAGGCGGAATCTATCTTCTGTTGCAGAGCAGCAGGAATTGCATTAGCTTGAGCTAATTTATTATACTGATCTAGCGTTAATCCGACAGTCCCGAGAACATTAGACTCAGACTGGTTATATATTTGCGCCTGTTGCGGACTTAGTACGCCGTAATTTTGATTCTGATCTTTTGAGCCGGGAGGAGCCTGGCCCATTCCAAGCTGGTGTTCACCAGCGGAAGGTGTGTCATTAGCACCGGGATCTACTACCTTAACTGTCATTTAGAGGACCAGGCCGTTGGCATATAGGAGGAGAGGAACCTGTATGGACGGCCCGATCCGAGCCTTACGGCTCAACTGTTATTGCGGCGGCTTTTTACGCCGCAATGTAAACCAAATACTTAAACCAGCGGCGAGCGCTGTCAATATACTAGCTACCCCGGAGAAGAAATTAGAGTAGTCCGACACGAATTTCACAACAGCGGCTCCTCCAATACTAATCAAAGCGAACCAGCCGCCAATATGATGATGTTGTGGATTATCCATAGTATTGTCGCGACAACATTAGTTTGTATCCCACACAAATATTGCCCCATTAGTACCATCGCCCACAGTTTTATTACCAGAAGCAGTCCAGGCAGCAGCTACGGCATTAATGCCGAGGGTGATAGTGCTACCACTGACAAGCGCAGTGATATTAGGTGTGACGGAGCTATTATTTAGGCCAACAGTCGTATTTGCTGCATACTTAGCGGTTGTCGGTTGGATAGCAGCAGGAAGTCCAGTAATCGTAAAGCCTGTAGTGCTGCTTACTTCAGTACTAGGAACCCCGGTGCGCATAACCACCATTGTGCCTGCTTTAGTCCAGTTACACGCAATAGTTGCGCCGCTTAATCCTGTCGTACCTGCGGTAAATGATCCTGTCGTCGCGCTTGCGAAGGCTGCGCCATTAACAAAATATCCCGTAGCATTAATAGTACCGGCACCCTGATCACCACCAGTCGGTGCGCCAACTTGTACACCACCAGCCGCAGTCCACGTAAGAACCGGCGTACCTAGAGATGCAAAAGTACCGCCGTACGCTAAACTCCATGAAGCTGAAGTTTGATTTTGTAGAAATCCAAAATTAGCCCCTGACGCATTTAAAACAACTAAAGGCAGCAGATTATTATCTATTTCAATTGGTCCGGCTATTGCCCGAATAGCTAGACCAGTACTGACTGCTGTAACAGTTAACGCGGTGCCGTTCGCCGGAGTTGGAATAACTACATTCTGGGGGAGACTTAAGGTTACTGCGCCGGTACTAGCGGAAGCCGTGATCTGATTAGCCGTTCCGGTTATAGAAGAAACGAAGCCACCACCACCTACAGTTAATACGGCAACATTATTAACAGATATACTTTGTGCATTAATTGATCCGGCACCGAGATTACCGCCAGTAGGCGTGCCCACTGTAAGTGATAACAAGGATGGTGCAGTAGTCGTATTGTCGTACTTAGTAGCTATCGCAGCGGATATATTACCAAATTCTACGTCATAAGCGGAGCCGAAGATAGTCTTTGCCGGATTTGTAGTCGGCAAAGTATCTTTAGGTGTGAAGAAAGTTGTCTGAACGTAATTTGCCACTTATGCTATCCGGCCTATTTTCGTAGCGAACTGTGTCTGCTGTAATGCAAACACACCACTTACTATTGTTGTTAATCCGAGTTGAAAGTATTGTCCCTTTATATGTGCAGCGTATTTCCAGGGATAAAGATTACTAGCTCCGCCATACTGAGCGATGCCATATTGTCCGAGACCATACTGAGAGTTAGTTCCGAATGACGCAACCGTCTGCGTCGCACTACCTAGTGTAGTACTGAAATCTACACTCCAAGTCACCGTGAAGGAAGCTCCACCAGCAGTGAATAAAATCAATAAGAGACGCTTCAGCATCTTCAGTCGCTGAGCTACTTGCGGCCCTAAATCCATCCAGGGGGATTGATACGCCCATTGGTATGTGGCGAATTCATCAGCGAACCCGGAATAATTGCAGACTGTGCCCTGTCCGGCTCTACAAATGAATAATTGTTGATTAGTATTAAGAGAGACGCAGGCTGTGAGAGCCATCGTCCATGTAGTAGTGATCGAATTGAGTTCTTGCTGCGTGTCAATATATTTTCGCCGCTGATCGAAACACCACGTAACTCCGCTATTAGGCAATCCGAGTATGTAGAAACCCGTTAGATTGTTAAAGCATCCAGAGATATTAGCTGGTACTTCCGCCTGAATCTGTCCGAGGAGTGTATCGCGGTTATATTTGCTTAGCGTCTCTACAGGGTTATTGCGATTCTGTGTGAGCCGCAGGAGACTCTGTAATCCATTAGGCGAAAGGAAGAGGACATCCGCCTCACCTACATGATCTACGGTCCACTGAGAGAGACAGCCGGTGCCAGCGAGCATGTCGAAAACATATGCTTGAGTCGGGTCCATGCCAAGCATAGAGCCTCTTCCGTCTGTGAAGAATATGACATGTTTTGTGCCGCAGACAACGAGAGCCGCATTAAATGCGAAGATTGCCGTAACTTGGTCCGTGCCATCAGACCATATTGTGTGCATGTCAATAAGTCCGGCATTACCATCTGTTAGACTCCAGTCCGTTTCATCAAGTAACCCGGAGTATTTGATGGTCTGTAAGTCCGCATCGACTCCCCATACGCGCCCGAAGGCGGCACAACCGACTCCGCCAGTCGGCGCAGTACCTGCGCTCTCAACGACAGTGGCGAAGGTTCCCGTACCTGTGTAGACAATCGGCTTCTGCCCGAACTGGAAGCCGATAGCCTTATTGTTGAAGTTTTGGAAGAACCAGCGGCCATTTGAGACATTTACGGAGCCTCCAAGATTATTAGTTGGGTTATTCGGATTGTTGGATATTCCACCAGCCCATGACAGAATTTGCTGGTAAACTCCGCCGCCTTGATTATATTCGGCTAGCCCCTGAATCGAGAAGATTACCGTAGCCGTTACTTGCGGCGTACCGGATAATGTTTGTGTCCATGATGCCGCAGTAGAGGCGTTCGTCAGTAATACTGAGCGATTCTCTCCGTCACTAAAGAATACGCTGTACTGTCCGGTAGCTTGCGTCCAGTTAGCAGTTAGCATCCCCGCGGTTCCGGTTGGAGGTACCGTAAACGTGATACTCTGCGATGCGCCAGCAGAAGCTGAAAATAATGTCGTCGGGGAAGTAGTTAAGGCTCCTGTCCATGTAATCGTCGCGGAACCGTTCGTAAACGTAGCTCTACGAACCTCTTTCGTGCTGAAAGTTACTATATACGGACCAGATGGCTGCTGCCAGGTAGTCGCTAGCGTAGCAGATGATCCAGACGGAGCGGACGCGAATAATAGAGTATTGGACTCAAATGTTATTGGATTAGCGCCCTGTCTTGCGGCTAACCTACCAGATACATCTATAACTGCGTTCGTAGCGACGAGGCAATAGCTCGGATCAAGTAATGTACCAGCTTCTACGGTGTTTAAACCGCGACCTCCCGGCATGACGAAGTCAATTGGCTGGACCTGGTCAATTGGGAGTACAGTCGCGAGAGTCTGCTGAAGCGACTGTTGTATTGTCATTACACGACTACCATCATTAAATCTCCCTGAGAACTCTTATCGGCTCCCATGAGATCATCCATAGCCCGGCGGTATTTATCTTCAGAGAACATAGAGCTAGCGCCAAGGCTTTCTCCGCGCTCCGATAGAGCGTACCAGGCAGCACCTAGTTCAATAATGCGATTCGGCATAATAATCGGTGAATCAGCACCCATGCCGCCACTTAAGAAGCCCTGGACGACTACTTGTGGTAAATAAAGATTAGAAGTAAGCGCTGGCGTCCAAGTACAGGTCGTAGCTCCATTTACGAATGTTGCATTAACTGTCTGTTTTACGATCCCAGTTAGACCTGTATTAGCGCCGCTAAATGTGGTGGGATACGTGCCGGACGGGAATTGCCACGGTACTAAAAGCGTGGCGGAGGTATTACCCGTTGCTACGGGGGTAGTAAAGGATATCCCAGTGGTGCCGGTGTTCCATATATCAACTTGATTTCCAGTTCCATTAGTGGGGTCAATGTATTGCTGCGGGTTGTACAGTGTAATCTGTATATTACGGGTTGCGTTAGCCCCGGGATACATGAGCAATTGGATATTATCATTACCTAGATCCTGGACAACAAAGTTAGTAGAATACTGCACCGGAGTCTGATTCAGCACAGTGTTGTAATAAGTCAAATCCGCAAGCGGCATTTCATCCAAAACGAATGGAATACCAAATGTTGTAATATCAAAGACTAGCGCGACCTCGCGCCCCATCTTGGGATTCTGTTGACGAACGACTGACGAACCGGACCACGGCTGAGCCCCTGCTGGTAAGAAGAAGCCCCCCTGGTCGATGATTTGTTGTGTGGTATTACCGGACGTGTAGGAGAGAGTATAGGTCTGCCATCTGGAAGACCATTGGTGGAGTTGCTCACATTCTTCCTTAATATGATTAATGAAGTTGCAAACTTGTAGTTGATATGGATCTACTATCGGTTGACCGACTGGCGGAACATTCGCAGCGGAGACCGGCTCACCTATATTAGTGAGAGTCTTCACGAGCATTTGTCTCATTGTGAATGAAGCCATTACCAGGGTCCGATGTTGATTTCAGGTTCCCAGAAGCCAGGAACTAGACATATCAGTGATAAGAAAGAGCCGATTGTGGAATTAACTGCGGATGCTCCAGCGGCTTTACCGCGTATAGTATCCGTAGCTATCTTCGGTGTAACTGTAATCTGGTGTGCCGCCGCTACGAGAAACTTGTAATATAGTCCCGGAAATGCCTTCGGCAGAGTCAAAACAATATTTACAGTAGCATTTAAGTTGTGAAATCCAGATTGGGAATCCTGCCCAGTGATAGCATAATTAGCTATTTTCTGAGTGGATTTCCAATATGGATTTTTAAGTAAAGGTTGGAATGCCATTAGAAAGAGGAGCCCCCTTTCGAGGGCTCCTACAGACCTAGACTATGCGTCCAGGAGGTTATTAGTAACGAAGCCGATGGCAGAACCACCACGCAACATACCAGTGCCGTAGATCATATCAGCAGTAAACAGGTCCGCGAGGAACTCCTGTTTGTACTGTTGCTGAGTACGGATACCCATTTGCTCAACAAGCACAGTCGCATCACGCTGCAAGAGCCAGCCAACCGATCCACCAACTGCGCCGGAAGTGGCGAAGATGTTAGGAATGTTGTTAGACACGTACACTTCAACAGCGTACACGTTACCAACGAGACCATTGCGGATTGAGTTACCAGCACCAGCTTCGCCAGTGAACGCTTGCTGCGTAAACCGCGCAACACCCAACAGAAGCGCCTTCGCCACCGGAGGGAGGACCAAATAGCGAGCCGCCATCGGCGCGTCAACTTGATCGAGCTTCAGGATCATACGCCGGATACCGAGATCGGTAAGGTCCGTAGCATTACCTGCGTTCGCGTTAGCCGACGGATTGTAAACCGTCTGCCCGTCGCCAACTGCCAAAGCAGCAGTGCTAGCTGCTAGCACGTTACCAGTCGCCGGATCTTCAATGAAAGTACCGGCAGGGCCGAATACAGTCGTGCCAGATCCTAACTGGAAGTTGATATCACGGTCAACGCGCTTTGCAATCGCATATCCCGAATCGTCAGTATAGAACCGACGGAGGGAGGGCAACGCTTGCACGTCAACGATATCTTCAATGAGTCGTGAATACTCTTTGTGTTTATTAATGGTGATAGTGATACCACCAACGCCAGATTGATCGACAAAGGGTTGTAGCGTCACAACACTCTGTGCGACTTTATTCACAGCCGTACCGCGAGCGGGCGTCGGAATGTGGATAGTATCGCCTTTCTTGCCTCTATGATTAAGCTTACGAATCAGGTTGGCAAGAACCAGATTCGATTTGTATACTGCAACTACTTCGTCGCTCCAAAGTGCTGGAACGAAATTAGCGGCATGGACATCGTTAGGACTACCAGGCCCACCAGTTAAACTTGTTGCAATATCATTGCTTAGAACTAATGCTGTAGCCATTATTATTATTCCAAGATTATATTATTGTTTATTGATCGAGCAATACACGTTTTTCGATATACGCCTGAGTGATCTCCCTTTGAAATGCAGGATTCTCATACTTATCCGGATCGTTCATTCGGAGTGCAATCAAATCCGAGGATTTGAAGGTGCGCTTCGCTTTACCCGTTCCTTCTGAGCCGGAACTTCTGCCTTCTAGTGTAGTTCGCTGCGCCAGATCCTTTGCACGCTCGGAAGCGTTAGTCACAGGATCTTTACCGGAGCCTTTAGCTTGCTGCCATTCCGTTAACAACATATCCGCAGAGCTTGCATCCCCGTTCGCCGCTCGCTGCGCGAGTTGCCCCCGGAGAGGTGTCTGCCGTACCCAAGCTGCGAAAGCCGGATCAGCAGTTTCTTCTTCTGCCTTTGGATGATTGAAACGTAATGTAGTGTTAGCTAGTTGGCCTTCCAGTTGCGCAAGTCGTTGCTGTAAAGCACTGACTTCCGGCGATTGCTTACTAGACAAATATCGGTCGATTGCTTCAGTGGGGTTTGACAACAGATCAGACGGGTTAATCTTGACCGGAGTCTCAGTTACTCCGCCATTCTGCCGCAGATCGTTTTCTCTCTTTCCCGTGATAATGGTATGTAGGTTAGTCCGGGCTTCGCCCAGTTGACTAGCTAGTCTACCGCTATGACTCTCCAGATTCCTGTACATCGACACTATTTCCTCGGTGGACTTCCCTGCAAAGCGGGGGTCTACATCGGGGACGTTTGTCTGTGTCACAGTCTGTCTAGTCGGTTGCTGCTCAGATGACTCTTTCACAGCTTCAGTTAGTTGTTCGATAGCTCGTGTCGAGCTACCACTATCAAGGGGGACATCAACGAGTCTAACCATTTGGTACTCCTAGAGGTCGTTATACACGACATCTCCGTAGTTGCAGAGGGAATTAATCAGATCCCGGCGCTTTGCCATAGTCACCATGGTTCGCCATTGATCGTTCTTCTTTCATCTTCTGCTGTTTATGTACCCTATCGAAGTGATCTATACTCTCTGGCGAGGCACCCGTAGTGCCTGCTATTCGAGTACGGTCAATCCGTACAGGGGTTATTTCACGTCGTGCGTTCGCTCCGCATTTAGGACACTTGCTCCAGTAGATATCTGGTTTGGCAAGATCCTCAAATGCATCACCACACTTCGTGCAGCGAAACAGCCACAGAATGAGCTTTGACATCAGTCTCTACTCATTTTCTAGTGACGTAGCTTCTGCTTTCTCTTCAACTTCAGCGGCTTGTCGGCTAAGTTCCGAATCGGCTAGTTCCGAAAATTCCGCTTCAGTAAATTTCTCAATCTCTGCGAAATTGCCATAAGCAAATCTCGCTCCCCGCATAAGTAGAACCTGATCCCAGTTCGGCGCAGTCAATTCACGTTGTGTTGAATCGGCGACCTGAGCACGAGCCCACTCTACGAGGTATTTAAATCCTGGCTGGTCAAAGAGACGTTGCAAAGCCATATACTTTGACTTCGCCTCATTTGATAGCACATTAATCTGATGAATATCCATGATCCTCTCCTATCACGTTACTTTGATGTACTCGCCTTTGGCGGCGGGTTCTTTGCCTTATGCATTGATGCTTGTGCTGAGATCATACGAGCTTGCGCGGTAAGCCATTCAATTGGCAGTCGTGCCGCAGCTACCCGGTTCTGTTGTGCAAACTGTTCTTGCTCGGTCTGATCCTGTTCAATGCGCTGTTCGTCCTGATGTAGGCGAGCCACATTAATCTGAGCTTCATGTGATCTCTCAGCGGCCTGCGCGAGGATATTCTTGATCTCCGCCTGCGTCTTCTGATTCGTAAGTTGCAGAGCCTGGACCTGAGCCTGCAAACCAGCAATGTGCGCTTGCACAGTAAGTTGTTGTACTTGCTGCTGTTGTTGCTGTTCCTGCGGCGAGGGCGGCTTCAGAGCCTGGATAATCGCCTGTAACAATTCTCCCTTGTTGGAGAGAGCCGTATGCTCTATAATGCCCTTCGCCAATAATAGCTGTACCTGATGGTATTCCTGCGGCATCATACCGAGGAGTTGCGTCATCTGCCCCGCTTCTACTTCGCGAGCTACAATCCCCAAGGTCGGCTTCAATTTGATATCCAAGTCGTTTGGATATCTAACTGGATCGAATTGCATATAGCGCCAGATAACTTTCTGTATTAGTGGTCCAATGAAGTTTCTGCTAATATTCGCAATCGAGCGTTTAGACCGCTTAACGAAAGCTCCCATGAGCATAGAATTTGAAGACATGGAATTAGCGCCAGACTGAGACTGATTCTTAATAGCCGACGCAACATCAAGTGCCCCCGTACCCATTTGTACCATACGTTCCATCTCGGAGGCTTGTTGGAACGTCATTTGATTAAAATTCAGTTGCGGGAAGGCCATTAGGACTTCATTTGGATTACCTTGCGTAGTCCATACTTTTCCAGGTTTGACTTCGAGTTTGTTTCCAGAGCGAGGAATACGACCGGAGTCCACAGCTAGCATGGGAGCAGATAAATACCCAAGAGCATCCATGCGAGAGCGTATTTCGGAATCAAGGGCTTTCTGCGGATTGTAACCTTTTTCAGCGACGCCCCTCCCCCAGAATCGTCCTGGTACCTTCTCGAACTGTGCCGCTACTATTGATCTATCCGTAAGCGTGAACGGATTAGGTATGGCACGTAGGAGCACTCCCTGGTTAGCGATAGTCACTATCGCCTCAATCATAGGACCGACTCCTGCGGAGTCCTCAATGTCCTTAAGGGATAGTCCTAGAAGTTCATCTGCTACGTTCTTAGCTTCTTTGACCTCAAAAAGCAAACGAGCAGGGACTTTACCGTGGTATTCGATAACGTCAACCTGCTCGCTTTCATAAGTCGTATTGATAGACATGGGATCTTCTTGATCCACGTCTGAATTCTTCAAGCGTCTCGTAGGGAAGACGTTTGCTAATGCATTTTCATCATAGATGCCTTGCGCGCACTTCTCTTGCACATAGGCCATAGTACGTTGTAGTCTATGAGCACAGCCGAGCATCTGTTCAACTGTAAGACCGGCTGGATCTGGAATGAACTGATCCGGCCGTATCGCTTCAATGGAAACCTGTACTTGTTTCTCGTCTTTAGCCTTTAATTCATACGAAACTGGATCACGGATCGGCTTTTGTTCGGCTGATAGACTCGTATTGACCTTAGCGATCAAGGTGCCGAAGATAGCCCCATTAAGGACGGCTTCCATGATCTGATCGGCAGCATTGACCTTTTCTAAATCAGTCAATAGCCGGTCACGCTTGGCGATAGCCGCCATATCCTTAGCTACTTCAACGGCTACATCAAACCATGTCTCTTTAGAGAAGATTGCCTCTTCCAGTTCAGATACAGTTTGTTCGATGGCTTGCGCTAGTGCTGGAGCGATTAGTTTCGACCGCTCAGAGAGACGGTTGATTTCTTGTACTGACCACTTGCCGCGCCACATGCGCCAGTACTCGCCCCATAGCTGTTGATACCCCCGGTTGCGGGTATCTTCCCAGATATTTACCTTCGTCCATATCCATCCACACAAGGCGGCAGCCGGATTATAGGTTGAAGCTCGCTTAGATTGCTCAGCTCGAATTGTCTCCGGCGTTTCGACGAGAATCGAATTGCCCCGAGTTGGCATAACGGGCATGAACTAGTATCCAGCTATCAAATCTAAAGGCTCCCACTCAGGGAGGTCAGCTTGGTCAATATAGGAAGTGACATGCATTTGGTCAGTGTAGGCAACTGCGTCAATTCCGTCATCATGGGCAAGGGGATCGGGGAAGTCTGCGATTTGATCGAGGAACCAATCATTCCAAGGTTGGATTTCCGGTCCGTGGTAGTTCTCCGGTTTATCCGTGAGAAGTTCGATGAGTCCGCGTTCGCTACGTCCGCCAAGCGCCCAAACGATGCGATCTTGTTTCCGTGCATTGTTGTGTTTTAACGGTTCAATATTTATGTATCTGTTGAACTCCCGCATGTACTCTTCCAAGTACGGCTCAACAGCGGCTTTTAACATTCCCTCTTCAATGCCGAGGCGGCTTCCGGGGAAATCACGAGATGCTTCAACAATACGGAAAGCCGTCTCTCTAACATCCCAGTGGCCGTGCTTTATCCGAAGTACCGTCCACATATCACCTTTGACGGCAGTAACAGCTACGACGGATTCATCGGATTTTAGTACGGCGTTTCCTGTACCCCTTCTGAATCCTGCGAGATCGACTGTAATATAGTATTGCGCATCTGAGCGGGGAAAGCGGGGGACGACTGGGAAATTATCCGGTCTAAGGATCTTAGATCCACCGGAGACAAAGTCTGCCTCAATTTCCTGTTTATTTCTATCTCGCGGATCAAGGCCATCATCGGTCTTTTTCCTGCTGATTAAGCGGCGGACTTCCTTCTCTTTGACGAAAGGATTGTCCGTCGTCTTGAAGTGGAAGGCTTCCCAGTCTTTCCAGTATTCTTCTGGGCAAGTTAGGGCATTAATAAACAGTCGATAAAAGTGATTCTTGCCTTTCGGAGTTCCTATGAAGAGAGCATCTCCCTCCACGTCCATAAGAGTAGGTTCAAGAATCTCAGGCCATACATGCGGAGCCATGGATGCATATTCATCCAATACCACCAACCGATTGCCTTCGCCTCTGAGGGCATCGTCGTTCTCTGCCCCCTTGAGGTAAATCTTTACATCATTAATGAGTTCTATGAACCCGGCATTGATGTTTTCATTCTTGATGAATCCGGAATGCGTCTTCGGATTATACCAACCGAGGAGACGGATCAACTTCGGACGCATCGTCCGTATCGCCTGATCGAATGTAGGCGCTACGTAGTAAACAGGCTGCTCAGGAGTGAGTTTATGGCCGTAGCGATTGGTTTCGCTTAAGGCAGCAACTCCGAGCTTTACGGAAGCGTACCAGGACTTCCCAAACCGCCGCCCAGCGGCACAGACGATAAAGCGAGCTTTACTATTGTGTATTGCAGATTGCGCTGGAGTCAGCGAAATCTTGAGGGATTCAGACAACCTTGCCTCTCCGCTAGGTGTTAGTATATGTGAAGACTAGTGCGAGTGCGGTGCCGGTTAGATACGAACCGAAATCGGTTATACCTTGTGGGAAGGCGTTGTGATTCGGCTCATTCTTGTGATCCCAGTAAAACTCTTTCCATGCAGTAATAGCTGTCATCACTACGGCGAGGGGAATGATCGGAACTACTTTACCGAGATGGTAAACTAGCGTACACATGATCCAGCAATGTACTTGGAAACTTACGAAATACGGACTACCGTTTAGGAAGTTAATCCATTTCGCAAAAAATGCATTAACCATCTAATACTGATTCATATGATCTGTGGACTGTGATTGTCTTCCGGCATTTGTAGGTGTACCGGCCATACGCTCGACAGCTTGATCGACCGTTTCCTGTTCGCCTTCCGGATTCGTGCCGCCGGGAGCCGCAGCAGGCTTATCTACATCGAATGATTGTCCCGACCTTGGGCCAGTGCCAATTTTAATAGTTCGTCCAGGCATAGGTTACTCCGTAACCGCGCTAGAAATTTTCAATTTCGTCGCCATTAGATCACCGTGGGTGTATAGCGCTTGGCTATAATCACATACGTAGCACTAGTCGGTGTTATATTACCGCCCGAACAATTCACAAACGAAATTGTACATTGGCCCGGCGTAGTAGTCGGTAAAGCTGTAATAACTAATCCGACTACCGGCGCTGCGGCTGCTGGTACTTGTACTTCTAATTCGTCACCTAACTGAAAAGTAGCTTTAGACACGCCAAATGCATTACCAAGAACGCAAGATACAGTAACACTAGTAGCACCAAATGCGCTGCCAATTAATCCAGGGCTAACTGCCGGAGCATAACTAATCTCTATTAATTGCTCAATATCATTAACTTGTCGCTGCTGTAACATTTATCATCCTTAAAACAAATTAGGCGCTATACGTTTAGCAACACAAATCCATTGACCGGCTCCTGGAGTAATTGTAGATCCAGAGCGATTAAATACGGCGAGTGTGAGTTGGCCCGGTGTGCTAGTAGGCGTACCCTGAATTACTAATCCCCCAACAGTACCTACACTAGCTGACGGGTATAACTCAATAATATCGCCTAAGGCAAATGTAGCTACGCTAAATGGTGAATTCAAATTATTTAACACAAAGTTTGTATTTTGCGTGAATGTAGTACCAGCATTTGACGCAGCTAGTGTAAATGTAGCAAAACTGACTTCTACGAGATTATAGATTTCGTTAATCTGTCGTGATTGAAACATTATGACATCAACTGTGGTGTAATACGCTTTGCTATAATAGTAGCCGTGCCGTTCGCATTAGGTGTTATCGTTCCGGCACTACTATTATTAAATACGATTTGTGCAACACCAGCACTTACAGGCCACGCCTGATAATTAAAACCTGCTAATGAACCAAAATTAGATGAAAAAATAACTTCTAACGAATCGCCTAAATTAAATTGTGCTGGTTCGACACCAGTTCCGCCAATACTACAGGTTACATTAATATGCTGACCTACGTTTGGTGCAATACTACCAATTGTAAAGGGAGCAGTTACACTAACTTCCATTAGCTGGTAAACGTCATTAAGTTGACGTTGCTGAAACATTAGCCTGATCCCTTCGGTCGATCTGTGGATTGGTTGGCCCCCTGCCCCGAGGCACCTTGAAAGTCAGGAACCATGTAAATGTCTGCGTCGGGGTCATACCCCGAAATATTCCCACCAGCTTCTTGATCTTTTATAGTCCACTGGTCATCTCGTCCTGTAGACGCCGCCATATGAACTGGAATTTCTTTATCCATTATTTTATCTCGGGAGCGTTACTACGCTCGTTTATCTCTGTGAATTCTACTTCTATAGGCTTCGCTTCAATCTTCACTGGAGCTTGCTGCAATGTTAATGTTTCGATGACAATTTTAAGACCGGACTTACCTTCTATCGGCTCTTGTACGGCTGACTTAGAAATAGCCATATCTAGGATTACCTTTCCGGCGGCTATCGCATCCTTATCTGTACTCTTGTCACTCGTCGCTATATCTAGCAGACGATTAACTACAGAGGATACTCGACTCGGGCTAAGTTTTTCGCGGACTGCAAGTTCAAGATCACTTTTGAGGACTTGAAGTGTGCGCACGTCTTTAGGTCGGCCAGCCGGGTTACCTGACTGACCTTCCTTCCACGTCGTCGCGGTTTTACCCGGAATGATGACCGCCGTGGTAATGTGCTTGTCCGGGAGCGGCGTGCTTAGCGCGAGCTATTGCGCCAATCACACCCCCCGGAACACCCGCCGCTTTGAGTTGAGCAGCCCGGCCTCCGTGGCCGAGCTTGTTGCTCTTGCCCTCAAAATTTCCGGTTTTCTTAGTGTCAGCCATACTACTTCTAGTGCAGCGTATACACGAAAGATGAAGTCGGGAAACCGTTAGCGACGGCAGTTGTAAATGTGCCAGTCAAGGGAGTGCCTTGCTGCAAGGTAAACGTACCAGTACTCGTCGGAGTAGCCCCGGCAGTCACAACTACTGCACCGAGAGCGTTCGCGCCGTTAGACACGACAACAGCCGGAACAGTCTGCGTAGTAACGTTAGACAAATAAGACGGAACGCCAGTCAGTACGGAAGTCGTGCCTGCGGAGTTATTAGTCAACGCAGCGGGGAAGCTAATCTGCACTTCGCCGTTGGATGAGACCTTATAGTTAACCGTTCCAACAGTACCAGCACCACCATTGGTGATAGTGCCTTGGAAGGAACCCTGCATGATATCTTCAGTAATGCCGCCATCTTGTGCAGACGATTGCTGATTACCAGTGAAGTTAGGGAACCTTTGCTGATACGGAGTGACCTGTGAGAGCAATCCCGGATTAGAGAATACGTTAGCAGTACCAGCAGCCAGATTAATGAACGAACCAGTAGGAGTACCGACGAAGGCCGGGACGAACGGAGGAGTGTTATTAGCAACTCCAGCGAATATCACGAAATCACGAGTCAATACCGTCGCAGACGTAAGCGTACCGTATCCTGCTTCGATATTACCTGAAGCGTCAACAATAGCGTAGAAAATATTAGGAACAGGGAATACGCCAGTCGGAGCGAATGCCGCTGCGAAAGTAGTAGAACCTGCGGGAGCGCCTGCCGGGACTGAATTGACAATAGTCAACGAGCCCGTACCAGTCGTAGTCGTAGTAGTTTGTGCTTGTGCAGCAAGTAGAGGTCCAGCAGCCATTTCTTAATTTACCTTTGTTTGTGTTTTATTGGCCAGTAGGTGAGAAAGACGGCCATGAATGAGCGTAGGAAAGAACGCTATAGCTTTGTCTAGCAAAGCCACCTCTGCGACACTGAATTCTGTTTCAGCGTTCGCAGCTTTAATTTTTAGCCAGAGTTCAAAATGCTCCAGCTTATTCTGTGCAGTCGTTTCGGCGGCTAGAAGAGCCCTCTTAAATGCCGTCGCTGCTGTAACTTTTTCCCCATTTTCCTCAATGGGCGTATCTTCGTGATCAAGAATGTGCGCGAATAGATCAATCTTCATAAATCCTCTCCAGGATTGATTATTAATAAAGGCCGACGCAGCAAAGAGATCCGGCAGTACTTGCCGCATCAAATATTGCTGTATATTGTGTGGTTCCTGGCGGCGGTACTAAATCAAGCACTACGCCGACAGTTACGAGATATTCGTTAGCTCCGCCAGGCGTAGCCGGGCCGGAACCGAATCCAAACCAGATCGAACCTGAAGCGGTGAATCTATAGGCTCCGTAAGCATTACCCTGGGGATCTACTGGTAGAGTACTCGTAGTAGACGCTGTGGGTGTTACGGCTGATGTGGAGTTGCCGGGACGTATAGGCGCTACAGCCTCCGCGCCAGCAATCTGATAGGGAGCCTTACCGGCTTGTTGTCCTGCGGTTATAGCCATCTAAGGGTGCATCTTAATGTGAGGTACGGTATCGTGCATATGAATGCCTTGTGTCTCACCGACAGGAGCAGAACCGCCGCGAGTCTCGTGCGTAAATGCTCCGGCAACCTTATTTGCCGTCATAGTACCGAATGCTTGTCCATTACCCTTATTCATAGAAGGATGCGGCAATCCTGCCGCCTTAGTCATCGTCTGTGCTGGTTCCACAGCATTCATCGAAGGCATTGATGTAAGACCTTTGACGGGTCTACCCGTCGTAGCTTGAGCTTTAAGTGGTTGGAAAGGGGACGACATTACGATATACCGTCAAATAGTCCAGACGGGGGATGATGTTCCGGATTCTTATCTCGTCCGCCGTGGCGGATATGAATCGCCTCAAACCCGTGATTCGTATAGCCGACATCCCCGTCGTACCCTACGGAGTGCTCCGTATGAGGATGGGCATTGTGCAGTACAACATGATCGGTAGTATGGCTACCGAGCATATCTTCATCCGGAATACCGGAACCTTGGTGAGCAGGAGCTTTATTGTGCGGTACGCCAGAATCGACCATATTCAGGATATGCTTAGGAGTCTGAGTAACTCCGGAGTTATGGTTAAACTTACCCATATGCTAGATCCGTCTCATAATGACGGGGCCGATAGAGAACTCAGACGCATTAGGACGCGTTCCAGCGGTCGCAGGGCCGTGATGGCCGTAGGGATGGCCTACCCCCGTGGGGTGGCCACCGTTATCGTCGTAATCGCCGTCTGCGGAGTCACAGCAGAGCATCCCGTCGCAGCCGATAGATCTCTCAAAGTACGTCCGGTAGTCATCGTTTTCATCCCAACCGTCCATAGAACCGGCGAGCCAGGTATAAACCCCCTCTGTGGGGGTCATCCCGGACAGGTTAGGGTCCTGCGGAGGGGGAACGTTAGCGAGAGGCTCGTCTGCCTGGCTATGGTCCAAATCGGAGTCAACGCTAGGCGACTCCGATGAATGGTTAGCCTTTACTCCGGGTCCGTAGATGTTCTTATTCGGCGAGTCGTATTCTCTGGATTTATCCATATTCTTTTAGTTATTAATGTCTTAGGAGTGGACTATCGCAGGATACCTGGACGGTATACGGCGATAAGCGTCCTGTAGGACGCGAGTCCACGACGACGCTATAATGGTAATTTATAGTTCGCCGGAACGGAGCCCCAAGCGAAGTGGAGGCGGGAAAGATAGTTAAGTTATTGATTCTCTAAGAATCTTTCTAAGACACTAAACTTTAGTGTCGTGTTTCTGTAGGAAACACTCCTAACAGTGTTTCCGGAAGAAACTAGAAAGATTCTTGAAGATTCTTATTCCGAGTCCGGAATAAGAAAAGGAATATCTATGAAAATCTTATGTCCTATACTACTACCGAGCAAATTAAAAATGAAAAATGGGGAATCTTAACACTTCTTTACAAAACTTAATGTTTGAAAATCTATTGACAATTATTCTGAAGTGTGTATTGAGTAGTATATATCATAAGTCTTCTAGTCATGTCAAGCATTAAATTATTTAGAAAATAGTTTTGAGTCGTAATCTGCCTACTATTAGAGGGATCAATTTCTAGTTGAAAGTGTATCCCACAGGGTACATTTACGTGGGATATTATTGCGCTGCAATATAAAGTAAGTAACAGGCTACTTTTCAGGCTACTACTTTTTTAATTTTCTGGTGAGGGAATTCGGTACCTGGCCAGCCGCAAAAAGCATTCCCCCGGGTACCCCTGGGCTAGGATCTAAGCTGTGAAATACATTATGTTAAGTCCAGCCAAGTCAAGAGATAATGAGACATAACATAGATGAAAAGATTTCACTTGACAAATGGAAGATGTGAGAGACTGGCACCAATGTTACAGACGGTAACACTCAGGGAGGGATTAGGGGATATAGTGATATAGTACAGTACAACACATAACGTGTGTAAACGCTGTCAAGACATGCTACATTAAGAATAGTTAATGTAGAACTGTCGCTACAGTTATTGCATCGCAATACAAATAATACTTGACAAGCAATTGGTAGGAGGCGGAGTTAACAATAATGAAGTGAACTGTGGATAACTATAGTTATCCACAAGCTAAGTTATTGATTCTATTATGTGGATAACCTGTGTATGAAAATCTAATGGTTCGGTGATCTCTAGTTAGGCAATGCTAGGCTAGCGGGCATGTTTAGATCGCCGCTCCTAAACGTTATACGGAGGATATCAAATAGCATGCCAAATGCGCCGCAACAATAAATATACTTGATTACAATACTGTAATGTACTGTTTAAACTAGACATGCTATTGTATAAGCGTTAGATCATTAAGAGAGGAGTTTAAACATACATGCTATTCTTATGGTGTGCAATTACAGGAGAGTTTAGTTCGGACTGGTTCGCTAGTCGCGAACTGGCCGAAGCGTACGCAGCGGATTTAGGTAATGAATGGCGAATCGTAGAGTTATCAGACGCCCAACAAATGGAGATATTCAAATGAGTGCAACACTAGAAACCCGCGAGCAATGGCTAGGTTGTGCCTTAGCCATCATCAGACAATATCTGAAAGACAAAGCGGACGTAATCGTCCCGGACACAACAAAAGTTAGTTGTGGTCTGGCTGGCGGTCGCATCGGCTCTAAGAGAATAGGAGAATGTTGGAACACGGTTGCGTCTGCGGAAGGTTTCACAGAGATATTCATCTCGCCTGTATTGAGTGACGTCACCGGACGTAGCGGGGTCTTAGCTACACTCGTACATGAAGCAATACATGCGGCAGTCGGCGTTGAAGTAGGTCATAGGAAGCCATTTCAGAAAGCTGCGCTAGCTGCGGGGCTTCGCGGTAAGATGACAGCTACTGAGGCAGATGATTTACTCATGGACATGATAGCGGTATGGTCCTCAGACTTAGGACGATATCCACATGCGGCTATGTCATCAATAGGCCGCAAGAAACAGTCTACAAGACTAGTGAAGGTATCATGCAAGGAATGCGGCTATACTCTGCGCACTACACAGAAATGGCTTGACCAGGGCGTACCGCTATGCTATTGTAATGAAATGCCAATGCTCGGCGAAGTTCAAGAGCCGGAGGATAGTGACAATGAATAAGGCACAAATCATCCCTATAGAGCGGGCACGAAAGTGCCCTTTCCTAGTGACTGTCACGAAGTCTGACGGCACAGCATTGGAACATACTGTGTATGCCTACAATCTGAAAGACGCGACTAAGTTCGCGCTAGACTTCATCGGTGAGGATTATCTCTCAATCACAGTGGAGTGTACGTAATGCCAGCACCTCCCGGACACGTGGATAACGGGTTTAGATTCCGAGATATGGCCGAAGTAGAGCGCGCTATCGCGCTAGAGTTTTCAGGAACGCTCAACCCTGTGGAATTACAATCTTATATCGTACAAGGGACTATTCTAATGCACATATTCCACCCTCATAGCTGGAAAATCAAAAAATTGCGTGATAGCATGACTGGACGTAAAATGCAGGAGACTTGGCTTACACAACCGTATACGCCGAGAATGCCGTCGAAGCCATTGCCATGAATGCCGCCGCTCCCTTGCCTGTGCCCGATCCCGTCACAGACTCATATGGGTATATGGTGTGGTCATTATGGCGAATCTTCCATGCTTCTTTAGATATTCGCGAAAGTGAGGAAGTATTACTCGCAAGAATTACTGCGCTAGCGCGAGATGCACTGAGTGCGGCGGGCGAGGATATGTGAGATATCTAGTAACGTTTAAACGTCTCAATTCAACGTACTTTACAATACACATAAATACGTTTAGTCTTACGCAAGCGGAGCGGATTGCCCGCGATTACTTGCGTGATGGCGAAACTGTAATAGTGGAGTTAGCAAAATGAAATTCTGGAAAACTGTATTCCTTGTGTCTTGCTGCTTTTACGCGCTGCTATTCGCGCTGATTGCATCATCTCATGAAACCCCTTACGCGGCGCTACAAGCTGCGCTCTTTGATTGCAGGCAGAAAGCTACGTATCTCAAACTTGAATGCGGGACGGCAGTCCTGCAAGCTGCTGACGGCACTTATCGGATATTGCCTGTATCCATTGGGACGGCGAACACAATCCAATTCACGATACGTTTAAACGGCGACAAGCTCATAGCACTATTCCACACGCATCCCGGTAAAGACCCGAACGCAGATTCCTTTTCCGATACTGACGTACGAATAGCCGAACGGTTACGTGTAATGAGCTATATCTACGTCTCAAGACTTCAAGAAATGCGCGTGTATCGTCCTACAGGACGGACACTAAGCACGTCCGCTAATGTCTCTACGAGTGGGAGTAAGTCCTAATGCCCGCCTCGTATTATATTCATCCCCTCTTATTAGTTCCGAGACCGCCAGGAAACCGGCATTATGCCGGTGGTTTCACGCAGGAATGGTACTGGGAGGGCATTACCGTTTGCAATTGCGCGGAGCATTGCAGGCCGATCAATACATTAGTTCACGAGCGGCGAATAACACTAGAGCAATGGCGCGCCTGGCACGCCGAGCCGATCACAGACCCGGATGACTACCTACACACAGATACTGAGGATGAAGATTCTATGAATACTAAGAAAACTTTTATTTGTGCGGCGTGTCACTCAACGCTATCGCTGTCCTATAGGCAAGTGGGGAAACTAGAAAGTCCCTCTATATGGAATGGTGCGTCGCTTGATAGGCTATGCAAGTCATGCGCGGATCGCCGTCACTATTTCGTCCGCTTCAATATGGATAATCCGTCGGGGGAATTGCCTGCCTCACAACACGGACGTGTTAGACGTTTGCGCTGGATTCCCACAGCGACAGCAATTATGCTTGTCGATATAAGCGAATATGTCTCTCCTGCGTTCGCTACACGTCACTGCAACCAGGTATCAAATGGCCGCTGGTTCCGCGAGGCCGCAGCAGCCCACAATTACGAGATTAGGATTAGACGCGAAACTCAAAATAACTTGGCGGCGTATCGCCAACAGTCCTCCGCTGGAGCGCATATTTTCGGCTATCATGAAGTAAATAATATACTTCTATTCGGCTGGCCGGAGATAACCCCGAGGGATTCATTTTGTTTCGGCGTAGAGCTTGAAATGGAAAATGCCAAAGATTCTAGTATCGTCGGAGGAATGAAGCTTTCCGCAGCGCTGAATGGGCGGCTAGATGATCCTAAAAACCGCTACGTCCTAGCGCGGGATGGTTCGCTGAATGCATCCGGTATTGAGCTAATAACGAGGCCGTACACGCTGGATTATCATCAGCATACGTTTGACTGGAAAGAAGTTTTACGCCCGGCAATTGCTGCGGGCGGATGTGCAGGTAAGCATACAACCAATTGTGGAATGCACGTGCATGTCAACCGCGCTGCAATCAGTCCGCTAACTCTCGGTAAGGCCTTGATCTTTGTCAATGCGGATAAAAATCGCGCGCTAATCGAGCGTATAGCACAGCGCGCATCCAACTCCTACACGAATCTGCGACCGAAGAAACTTGCTGATGGACGCATGCAATCGACTGCAAAATATGAAGCTATGCATCTATCGACTGAGACAATAGAATTTCGTATATTTCGCGGCAATCTTCGTTTCGATCGCGTCTTGAAAAACATCGAGTTTTGTCATTCGGTGATCCGCTATGTCGAGACAATCGGCGCGCGGGATTGCACGCAATATGAGCCTTATCTAAAGTTCATTGTAGAGAATGGAAAACTCTACCCGCATTTACTCGCGTTTCTTCGTGAGAAAGACACTATTGCGATTCGCAAAGGTTCTAAACAAATTCAAATCGTTGAGGAAATCTAGCCATGTGTTTGATCGCGTACGTTCCTGCTGGTAAGTCTCTCCCCCTTGACAATATGCGCGCTGCGCATTTCGCGAATGATGACGGTATCGGCATCATGTCTCGGGAGGGTATTTGCAAATTTTTAGGGAAAAAGGCCTTGAAAAAGGCTATTAAAACTGTCGCGAAGCTTGAGGAAGCTAAGATCGAATACGCGATACATTTCCGCTACAAGACACACGGCGACGTCATCTTACAGAATTGCCATCCCTTCAAGACGGCGGATGGCCGCGCGTATGTCATGCATAATGGAGTCTTAAGCGACTACACATCAAAGGCTACTAAGGATTGCTCCGACACTGGTGCGTTCGTGAATGAGTATCTGACGGATGTTCCAGAAGATAACAATATGGATTATTGGTGTGGCGTGGCGCGACACATAGGCTGGAATAACAAGCTTTGCATAATGACGCATGACTTTAAATTCATCCTGGTACATGGTGAAGCGGGAACTTACCGTGATGGTATTTGGTACTCCCAGACCTATTCCTTGCCGAGCACTACGCCGAAGGTATGGTACGGCGAGAGCACAGGCTATTATCCGCGCCGGGATTACCATACGCCGGTTGAGCGTAACCGTCATTGGCCTTATCACGTCTTGGATTGTTCCTGTGTGACATGCACAACGGAAAGAGCCCGTGATAAAACTGCGGACGGTCGTCGCGACGACGTAGGTGATTCCCGTTCATGGGTAAATCGCGACTCAACCTGGTATGACAAGGTTAGAGAACGGCAACGCACACAAGATGACAAGGACAAGGTTCCTACGAACGCTCACGAGCGCGTCCCTACGTCAATTGTCTCAGAATCTCTCAGGAAGGCATTAGATCGGCGCTACGGCGAAGGGATACCTGACCCCCGCACGTTAGCCGGACGGCGCACAGCGCGGCAGCCCTTGCGTCTGACGCACAATCGCACGCCTACGCCTACGCCGCTACAAGTGCTAGCTGGTGCGCTTCCTGGTGTAGATTCTGGTGTGCGTTTAAACGACACGGACGATACAACAGCGGACGACACTACAGATCAAACGCGCAAAGATCAAGACGAACAACTAGACGCGGCATTGCGTGCACATCTAATTCGCGTAGACGATGACGGAGGATATGCTGAAGCGGAAATTGATGTAACCGGGAATTCCGCGTCGCAACACTCCCTGCGAGAGGATGCCTCACGCGGCGACCTGCTCCCGGGATGGAGCGAATTGAATACAGGTACCCTTGATGGGTAGGCAGGATTACTCCGAAAAGCCCTACTTCATTGCGCTCTTAGTTCTGCGCCTAGTAGCACTCATTGCGGTTGGATTTGTGCTACGTTTCTTAGGGGATTTACTATGACAACCGATTCATACTCATTCGCGGCATTTACTAAAGCTGCGCGGAATTGTTCACCGATCCTCACGGATTTAGAGATACGCGACTATCTAGAGCATGCGGACTATGAGCCGCTATTGCTTTTCATGCATCGCATCGCAGCGTATATAGCTGCGGACGTGCGAAACTCCAATGAATTCCGTAACGCTGATGATTCTGATTTTATTGATGCGGCGCAGGAATGCACGGAGGACATGCGAACGATTATTAACGTAGCCCCTGCTAAGTTCTCAGGATACGCCGCCGTTACTTTCCGTAGGCGCATACGCCGCTACCTAGCGGCAGTACAGAACGGCGGCATGGGAAGCTACTCGGCAGACTTGGATAGGCCGCTAGCCTTTCAAGATTCCGATTCTGGGGAGGACGATGCGCTAGAAGTCTCAGAATCGACGGAGTATAGGCCTATAGGCCTAGGTGATCCCCTAAATGAGCTAATCCGGCTTGAGGCAGTTGAGCTAGCGCTAGAATCGCTTGAGAAGCCCGCAGCGCCGAGCGGGAAGCATACCGCAGCAGAGCTAACTAAGGCGCGTGATAAGCGTACAGCGAAGGAGCTTGGCCGTGCCGCAGCTACGTAATGGGCTTTGGGAACACCAGCTTTCTACGCCGCAGGAAATTGCGTACGTTAATGCTCAACCAGACTGGCGCCGATTTGAGGGACCACGACCATTTAGGGCAGGGGATTTAATTCGGCTATATCAGACAGAATGGGATATATTTATCCGAGAATCTGGCGCGTTTCCTGCGCCGTCATTACTTGACCGGCGGCGCGCACTCACGCCTGTAAAATCTTGTCATGTAATCATCCCAAAGCCATTGCCATAATGATGCAGCGCAGAATTAAATTTCAAGTGCTAGTCGCGGCGAACCGCTGGAAAACTGTCTATGTCCTCACGGACAAATTGCGTTTAAACGTCATTAACCTGCGACGCTACGGATTTAAGTTCCGTATCGGCGGCGACCGCGCAGGCATCTAGTGTTAGACAGGGAATGGTGCTTACTCTGTCAGTCCTATCAACTAGGGCCATGCAAAACACCGGATGACGCGGCACAGTGCCCTATGTGGCGTGGCGACGCCAATATGTGGAATCCGGATAACTATATTTTAGCGAATCCCCCAGAATCCATTTTAGAATTGCTCATATGTAAGTATGGAAGTGCTACTTCCCGGTGTCGAGCCTTACCGCACCTAGGCGTAAGTTGAGAGGATATCCATCATGGCGAAGGCAGTTTCAAAGTTGAGCACCCCCGGACGGCGCAAGCTGACCGTCCTGACACTCGGGCCGAAGGAATCGCAGTATCTGCGGAACTTGGTCGGCGGCCAAATCAAGGGTAAGAAGGCCGCTCGCGTCCACAACACGGCCATCCGTGAGGCCTTGAAGTCCGTCGGGCTCAAGTACATCAACGATCCGAACATGCGAGGCTATGTTTTTCTGAAAGCTCCAAGCACCCCGGGAGCCCGCGCAGCTTAGTCTGTCGCGGGAAGACTCGCGCTAGTCCGAGAATGTAGGCTAGTATTCTGGGGGGTTAGTGGTTTA